AGATGATAGTACGAATAGAAGATGGTAATGGATTGATAGCATTACGTGTAGGTTCAAATGCCATCTTAGATTTAGTATCTCCTGTCATTTCATCAGTTACTTCGTAGTAAACTGGTGCATATTCTAGGAGTTTGTGGATTGTGATACAGTTAGATTGTACATCAGCACTCAGGTTTTTTCTGATATTATTAACTGCTCGTCGAGTATATGCACAGATAACTAAGCCAGGTGTACCATCTTGTAGATGTTTATGTCCGGCAGCTTGCATAACTCCTACGATAGAATTCTGTATCAGTTCTTGTACTGTTCCTTTCATGCAGGTAGTTTTACCAGTGCCAGCGGCTCCGATAAGAACAGCACTCTGGCCAGAACCAGCTAGAGATACAAACTCTTGTTGCTTGGAGTTGTAGCTGATTGATTTACCATACTTATCTGTCATTCCACTAGAAGGAATACCAGAACTAGAAGATTCTAAGCTACTAGGAACTAAGGCTGGTGATGTTGTCAGGATCACCGCTCCTTCGTCGCCTAGTTTTGCTGCTCTCATCTTAGCAACTAGATCAGCTAGTTTAGTTTTAGAGATAGTATTAGTCATGTGGAATAGTATCCTTAAATTCAGTTAGAAAAGCTGGTAGAGAACGATTACTATACGACATTCTCTGCTTGGTGTCAAGCCATAATTTATATTTGAGTTTGTAATATTCTTGATATTTCTGGGTGATACTAAGATCTGGTCGGAGTTTATATTGGAGTGGGCCAGCGAAGATGAAAGGATCAGGTTTATCATAATCTATATCTAAGTTATCCATAAAGATCTTACGAATAATCATAGATGAATGAGTATCAGAACCTTGGATTTCTCTTAGTTCATTTAGTTCCCACATAAGATCAGCAACCCACCAAGCGTTTCTTTTAGATTGTTTAATCCAGAGAGTACAAGGATGATTAGGATGTGCAGGCTTGTAGATATAACTTGCAACAGCTGGATACCAATCTACCATAGCAGTAGATAGCATCTGTGCAGATTCTAGAATCATCTTATGCAAGTGTTGGTCACAATGATAGGATGCTGCTATAGCTGGTGATGTATCGAGAATAAAGATATTCATTTAGTATCCTTAAGATATAAGAGTTTGATGACAACATAACCTTCTTGCTCACCGATTAATCTACGGAAGGATAGTTTATATTGTGAATCTAATTTATATCCTTGCTGCATAGGCCGTACTTTATATCGTACATTCTGGTGTTCTAGATATAATTCTTGTGTGATTTCATCTAAGATGAGAGAGTTACGAAGATACTCACCTTCCCAATGGAGAAGATAGTATTTATCACATAGATTAATATCTGGTTGAGACAGATAGAATGATTTATTCATTGTTAGATTCTCCAGTTTTGATAGATTCTATAGATTCTGGAGCTGAACCATACTTTCTAGCCATTTGATATCGGAGTTTAGCTTTGAGGAAAGCTACCTTGTTAGGATACTCTTCAATTCTAGGTTCATGATCTGGCGCAGAATCAATCATAGCTTTTAGATTAGCCGTCTCTGTTGTATCATCTGTGGAAAGAATTTGATACTTGCCACGGGAAAGATCCATATCACCTAGACCTAAGAAGTTACGCTGGCGTTCGATAGCCTTACGAAGAACTGTGAACAGAGCATTAGAATAGATTGTACCGATTGAGATATTATTCTCACAATGTTCTAGCAAGTCTTGGATATCTACCTGAGGAACAGAAAAGATAGATTCTTCGCGGGAACATTTAATAATAATCTCTTTCCAATAGTCTGACATTTTAATAGTCATATTAGTGAATGGACTGGATGTATTATATTCTGGGAATTGACCTGCTATTGATGCCCAGTCTGCTATCTTAGAAGCATAGGCAGATACTGGTAGATGTGGGTTCTTAATCATTCTTTCTAGCGCAGCTTCACGAGTAATAAGTTTACGCGCGTCATAATCTCTAGCATAGCCTGATTGAAAGTCTGCGAAGGCATCATTCCAGTTTTCTATCCAGATTTTAATATTAGTAAGATACTTAGTATCTGGGCCGATAGCATATCGTGGGAATACTGCCGCCGGAGAAGATACTGCGTTTAGCTTAGAGATAGTCTTAGCTAGGCGCTCCATGTTTTGATAGATAAGAGAATCGGTGTTGGTATCTCTTGCCGCTGGAACACGGAATTCAACCAGATTAGATGAGTTAAGAATTGCAAGAAATAGGAGGTAAGAATCTGTCGGTGTTAGTTCACCAGCTGCCCACTTGCCTAGATATGAGATAAGTTTCTTTTGTGGCAGAGAAAAGATTGGGTGAGCTATCTCTCTGGAGGATAGATAAGCTGGGAAATGTTCGCAGGTGAATTCAATACCTGAGAGAGAACATAAGATTTTCATGTTAGGTTGCCTTTACTATGTACAATGGTTAGAATAATTATCCTACTAAACAGAATTGTTTATGTAAGATAGTAGAGATTGGCTCAGGAGAATCAATCTTAGACATTGCTACTGCTTCTAGAATCTTCCTTGCTTCAACAATAGATTTAGTCTGTAGAACTTTATGGTATCGGCGGTCATTCTTGTAACCTTTGATAACAAATTCTTCATATTCCCAAGTTAGATAGATATGAGTCTTAGGTGAATATTTCTTAGGAACTTCTACATAACCTTTCTGAAGGGCTAGTTTAGTTTTCCTACCGCTGGATGTTAGGAGTTTGTGTTGGAGAATGGATGATGGTTTGCTCATATTAATAACCTCTTTCTAGTTTCTGTTCATAGGATGTTTCTTCTTCTGGAGACATAAGATCATTTTCATATCTATACATCTGTGCGCGTGTGTGTTCTAGGATACTGCAAGATGCAGGACTAGAGAGCCACTTATTATATGCTTGGAGTCGCAAGGCTCTAAGATCGGTTTTCATAGGCGGAGAATCTTCTAATCCTAGTTTTTCTTCAATAGATGGAGCATTAGTATATTGTACTGATACTTGCTCATTCTCTATCTTAGCTAAGAATAGCCGGAGATAGCCGATCAATCTAGTATTGGTAGATGATACTGAGACACATCTGGTAACTTCTGTTAATTCCTCTTGAGAGAAATAAGGTCGATAGTTCTTTTTACTCATTCTACAAGATCCTTTCCGAAAGAGTTTAATAATCCAATTTGTAAGATATGTTCACGGGTTAGTAATACCATATCTATCTGGTGTTGGATAGTTGCATATGGCATAGTTTGCTCACCTGCATATCTGAACATATAGAAATTAGGACAATGATTAAGCCAGTATGTATTATTATGTTCTAGCTTGAACCTAGCTACATAATATGGTAGCTTCTTATTTTCCATAATCTCTGCACATTCTAACAATGCTTTAGCTATCGCTCGGCGTTGTATAGATAGGATATGCTCTTTAGGGAAATTAGCTGGTAGATTAGCTACTGGATTAGCTACTGGATTAGCTTGGGATGTGATACTCATAGGGTACTCCTTCTGATTGTAAGATGAGAAGAACTAGGGTTAACTGTTCTTCATTTGTTAGACAAGCTGAATACTCCTCTGGAGACATATATCTATTAATCCTAATCCAAGTATTATTATCTATCCCTGAGATTCTAGGAAAGATATAAAACATCTCAGGATCAGATGATGAGATCATATGATCTGCTAAGATAGTTAGATCTCCTAGAAATGTATTCATATTCTCAGCCTCTTGTACTAAGACTTGATAAGCTACTGAATGACGGCTCATACAATATCCTCCCAGATAGCTAGAATGATAAGTATGCAAGCATATGCAGAGCCTACTAAAAGAACAATAGCAGAGATGGTATCTAATCCATCTGGTAATGTGAGAATTATGTGAGGTATTTGTGACATGGTTTAGAATCCTAGGTTTATACATTCTCCATCTCTTAGACTATCTAAGGTTAAGGGAGAATATATAAGATAAGTTTCTAGATTTTTATAAGTTTCTCAAGCGAGGCAAATTGACCAATTGACCAATTGACTGTATGCCTAGGATACCCCTTGAATGGCCCTCGTGTCAATCACTATTTATAGTCCTAGTTTCTACCCTTATAGATAGTTATACCTCTAGAGGAATCTACCGTAGGTAGAGGAAACTCCTGTACATACATCACGGCCTATTTATACCCCCACTAAAAAATTAATTTAAATATTAAAGTGATAGGGTATAGGAGTTATATAGATATAGATACTAGCATAGCTAGATAGATAAATAGATAGAGAAACTAAGTGGCGTAACCGAGGGGGTGCTGGAAGGGGGTCGAGAGGTGAACAGTCAATTAGTCAATTAGTCAATTAGTCTAGATTGACTGTGAATCTGTCCAATAATTTTTCTATGATTTCCAATGCTAACTGGTCTATAGAACTAATTAGCATCAGGAATCAGATAGAGGCTCACAGTTCCAATAATTCCTCTAATTTCGGCTTATTCTGCATAGCTACTAATCTTCCTGCAAGTTTCACTGAGATATCATCAGAATCAATCAGTTCTAATACTTTCCCCAATGATCTGATCTGTGCATCTTGCAGCACTGTCTTACCACCTGCTAGAGACTCATACAAACCACGATAGCCATTAATATGTCTCCCAATCGTTGCCTCTTGTTCTGGTGTGTGCTCAGTATCAGTACCATATTTAAGTTTCTCTGCAATGATGACATATAGATAGTCTTTAACATTCGTATCAAACCATGAGGAAATCAATTCTTTCGTGAGCCTAGAACCTTGAGCCTCTGCATCCATATATGAGATACAAGCATCAAGGCCGATATCAGTATCAGAAACTCCTGTGAGCATACCGTCACTAGATTCATACAAGCTTCTAATAACTCCATCCTGAGCCGCTTCTAACATACCTTTGATATATGGCATGAGTTTAGAGATATTCTCAGTAATTTCGGTGCTTGCGACGAATGGCACAGAGACACAGATATTAGGAAACTTAGCCGCCTGTTTCGCAGTAGTCTTATATTTAATCTTAGCTAACCTCTGACCAGTAAGAGCCTCTGATTGACCACTGATAAACTGATTGACAAGATGAGTTGAAGGAAAATGTGACATGATAGGATCTTTCTTTACAATGAATGATACAAAATTGTATCCGCTAGGTTCCTAGAGCCTAAGAACCTAGCAGGACAATCTTACCAAGCGCCTAACTTATTATTAAACGCATACACTTGAGAGCTAACCCACCCGATAGAAGATTTGACCAATACCCTAGTATCAGTAATATCTACCAATGTAAATGCATCATCAGTATGCATAGCACTAGCTAACTGGTGACGGGCTGTGAGAATAAATAAATGTGACATTGTAGAATCTCCTTAGTTACAAGCCAGCGCATAAGCGAGAATCACACACAATGCAACAGCAGCTTGAGCCGCTAACAACTTAAAATCAATCATCTTACTTTCTCCACTAGTATCAGGCATTATCACCTGCATTATATATAGCAGTAACCATGCCAACTCTCGCACCAAGCCCCAAGAAAATATTTTTCCCTTATAAATCAACAACTTACACCACTTATCAACACTAATCCACAGGCCAAAGTTATACAAGTTATCCACAGGTTGCACCAACACAGCACATTCATGCACCATTCTAGCAACTCATGCACCAAGATAGTACAAGCTAGTACCAAAGTATTAACAACCTATAAACTTATCAACTTGCAAAACAAAGGAGAGGGGGTAGGGGCTTTTTTAAGATCTGGTGGCTGTCCTATCCTATTGACCTCTACCAATTTTACTAAACTTTTTCAAAACAGACCCATCTTTATAAAGCTAGAATCCCCAGCTGACAAAGTTTCTTCCTCTCTGTATCATTCATACATCTTAGGAAATCATATATGTCTTCTACCACCTCATCAACAGATACTCGTGCTTTAGCTCTCCTTGGTCAAGGACTTGGCCCAGAGGTAGTTGCTGCTGCCGTAGGAGTTTCTACATCTCGAATCTCCCAGCTTCTCTCAGATCCAGAGTTTTCTTCTAAAGTAGCCGAAGCTAGATATGAAAATCTGGCAAAACATAACTCGCGCGATAATGCTTATGATAAGATGGAAGATGATCTGCTGGAAAAGCTGAAAGATCTGATGCCATTTATGATGCGGCCTATGGAAGTTCTGAAAGCTATCCAAGTTATAAATGCCGCGAAACGTCGTGGATCTTCTGCTCCAGAATCTATCACATCACAACAAACTGTCGTACAACTTCTTATGCCAACACAAATTCTCCAGTCATTCACAACTAATATTAACAACCAAGTAGTTAAAGCAGGTTCTCAAGATCTAGTAACTATCCAATCAGCAAACATGACAAAGATGTTAGACTCTATGAAAGGTACAAATGATGTCAGCTCCTCCAACTCCCACCCAGCTCTTAGCCATGACACAAGCAATTAAAAAAGCAGAATTGGTGCAAAAGAATAAGCAAGCTGCTAAAGAACAGCTCTTGCGTATCCAACTGATTCTCTCCAAGAAAGCTAAGTAATGGCTCGTATAGATGCTAATGCTCTGGAACTAGATACTCCAGAGTATGTTCCTCCTGTGGAGATCGAACCAGTCCAGGAATCTACTTTCCAAGTAGACCAAGTGGAGCAGCTCGCCAAAGATTCTCTCGACTTTCTGGCTGCTCTAGCAATGCCAGTAGTTTTCCGCTACCTATTCCCACCAGTATTTAAATCTATCTGGCAGTGGTTACTTTCCTACATTCACAAAACTAGAGATTTCTCACAACTAGCAATCGGTCTGCCGCGTGGTTTCGGTAAGACTATGCTGATGAAAATCTTTATTCTCTACTGTGTACTCTTTACTAAAAAGAAGTTTATTCTCATCATCTGTGGTACGCAGACTAAAGCTAATAATATTATCTCTGATATTATGTCGATGCTTGGTGAGCAGAACATTAAGAAAGTTTTTGGTGACTGGAAACTAGGTGCCGAAACTGACCGACAAGATCTTAAAAGATTTGGATTTCGCGGTCGTAACATTATTATCATGGGTGCAGGTGCTGAATCTGACATTCGTGGTATTACCTTAGAAAACGAGCGTCCTGATGTCATGCTTTTCGATGACATTCAAACTCGCGAAGATGCAGATTCTGAGACAGTTTCCTCGAAACTAGAAACTTGGATGGTTGGTACTGCAATGAAAGCTAAGAGCCCTCATGGGTGTCTTTTCATTTTCATTGCTAACATGTATCCTACGAAACATTCTCTCCTGCGGAAACTCAAGCATAATCCAACTTGGACTAAATTCATTGCTGGTGGTATTCTTGCTGATGGAACTTCTCTCTGGGAAGAACTCCAGCCAATCGAGCAACTCCTGAAAGAATACCAAAACGACTTGGCAATGGGTCGGCCAGAAGTTTTCTTCGCTGAAGTTCTTAATGACGAAAACGCCAGTGTTAATAACCTTGTAGATCTTAACAAACTTCCAGACTATCCTTTCCCAGCTGATGATATCCATTTCGGAAACTTTATCATCATTGATCCTGCAACTGATAAGGCCGGTTCTGACTTTGTTACCATCATGTATTTTGAGATTCATAATGGCTACCCAGTTTGTAAACATCTGATAGAAGATCGCCTATCCCCAGGTGACACAATCGCAGAATCACTTAAGATAGCACTATCTAAGAACTGCCGCGTCATTGCAATCGAATCAAACGCGTATCAATATACTCTGAAATATTGGTTCGAGTTTATCTGTAACCAGCGAGGAATTATTGGTATCGAAGCTGTGGAAGTTTATTCCGGCTCCTATTCCAAGAACTCTAGGATTCTTAATATGTTTAAGCAACTCCTAGCTGGTGAGATCTTCGTGCATCCAGATTGCAAAGCGCAGGTTAATCTACAGATTTCTCAGTTCAATCCTCTGAAAAGAGATAACACTGATGGTATCTTAGACTGTCTTACTTACGCTCCGAAAGTTATCGAGATGTATGGTCATCTGCTTCTAGCAAGTACTATCATTGAAGAACAAGAATTCTCCAGAGTCAAGATTCATCACACCGATTCTAACTCTGCTTTTTAATCCCTGCTAACAGGAACCAAAACTCACATGTCTAGCGCAACTCCTATGATTATTCCAGATAAGTCCCAAGCGGCACTGGTACAATTTCACAAGCAATGCTATTCCATGCTTAACCAGCAGTGGAACTTGCGTGAACAAATGCGCCAAGTAGATCTTGCGTATATTCGTGAGAATGATTGGACACAAGAAGGTTGGCGCGCCCGTCTTGCTAATAAGTATGGCGATCCTACCAAGTTCCAAAATGTAACTGTCCCAGTTGTGATGCCACAAGTAGAGTCAGCAGTTACTTACCAAACATCAGTTTTCCTCACTGGAACTCCTATGTTTGGTTTTGTTGCTCCACCTGAGCAAGAAGATACAGCTCTCCAGTACCAAGCGATTATGGAAGAAAACCAGATTCGCGGTGGCTGGGTTCAGCAGTTCCAGATGTTCTTTCGAGATTGTTTCAAATATAACCTTGGTGCTGTGGAAGTTGACTGGGGCCGAGAAGTTACAGAAGCTGTAGAAACTGACTTGGCTTTCATGTCTGGTAAAGAAGGTAAGCCTAAGCAAGTTATCTGGGAAGGTAACAAGATCCGCCGCTGGGACTTGTATAATACTTTCTTTGATACTCGCTACAAGCCTACTGATATCTACAAAGATGGTGAGTTTGCTGGTCACACAGAACTTATGTCTCGTATCCATCTGAAGAAGTTTATTAACGAACTTCCAGATAAGATGATTTCCAACATCAAACTTGCTTTTGAGTCAGGACTTGGAACTCAGGGCGGCTCTGGAACTGGTGGTATTGAATCTTACTATATCCCTCAGATCAACCCGATGGCTCTGATGCAGATAGATCCTAAGCGAACTACTGATTGGATGAGTTGGGCAGGTATGTTGGATCGTCCACAACCTATTGCTTATAAGAATCTTTACGAAGTAACTACTCTTTATGCACGAATCATTCCAGCAGATTTTGCATTGAAAGTTCCAAGTGCTAATACTCCACAAGTGTGGAAGTTTATCATTGTAAACCACCAAGTGCTTATCTACGCAGAACGCCAAACTAACGCACACGGCTTCTTGCCAGTTCTGTTTGGACAATCTTCTGAAGATGGTTTAGGCTACCAAACAAAATCTTTTGCTAATAATGCTAAACCCTTTCAAGATATTTCTTCTGCTCTTGTTAACAGTGCTATGGCTGCTCGTCGTCGAGCCATCTCGGATCGTACAATTTATGACCCATCAAGAATCTCAGAAGTACATATAAACTCTGATAATCCATCTGCTAAGATTCCAGTTCGCCCAGCAGCTTATGGTAAGAATGTAGGTGAGTCAGTTTATGCTTTCCCATTCCGAGATGACCAGTCTGCTGTAGCTTTCCAAGAACTTCCTCAGATGATGCAAATGGCTAACTCTGTTAACGGACAGAACCAAGCCAAACAAGGTCAGTTTGTGAAAGGTAATAAGACTCTCCATGAGTACGACTCAGTTATGAGTAATGCAAATGGCAGAGACCAGATGACTTCCATGCTTTTCGAGGCTCAGGTATTTACTCCGCTGAAGCAGATGTTGAAACTCAATATCATGCAATACCAAGCAGGAGTTTCTATCTTCTCTCCAGCTCAAGGTAAGCAAGTAGATATTGACCCAGTAGCTCTGCGACAATCTCAGGCAACTTTCAAAGTTACTGATGGTCTCACTCCTACTGATAAAGCAATCTCTGGTGACGATTTTACAATGGCCTTACAAACCATTGGATCTTCTGCACAGATCGGAGCTGCTTACAATATCGGCCCTATGTTTAGTTACCTGATGAAAACTCGTAATGCAGATATTACTGCTTTCGAGAAATCTCCTCAGCAGCAAGCATATGAACAGGCAGTTTCTGCTTGGAGCCAAACTGTGCAACAACTGGCGAAACAGATGGGAGATAATATAGATCCTAGTAAGTTCCCGCCACAACCAACACCAGATCAGTTTGGTTATACTCCAGGCGCTCCAGCTTCTCAACAAGGAACTGCGGCAGTTAATCAATCTACTCTAAATGCGCAGGCACAAGGAAAATAAAATGGCAAAGATATCAGTAGGAACTTTCACTCATTGGGACTTAACCAATCAGGAAATTCTTGCTGGTTCTATTCTGACAACGGATCAAAAACATATCCTGCAGAATGAACTAGCACAGATCGCAGAAAGCAAACTAGCTCTAGAGTTTGATGCAACTAACCCAACCAAATTCGCGCAAGATGAGGCATTTCTGTCAGGCCAAATGTCTATTCTTCGTGTAATGCTGATTCGTTCCGATGAGTCAGAACAATCTCTCCTCCTGGCCTCTCAACAATCTAACTAACTCCTAGGAAATCAAAATGGATATCATGTCAATGTTTCGCGCACAACCTGCACAACCAGCAGCTGCACAACCAACTGGCCCCTCGCAAGTTAATCAACCAGGAGTTGCACTTCCTGGAACTCAGTCGTCGCCACAAACTGCCTCTAATGGTATGGTTCCATCACAAGATCAGAACTTAAATGTGGGCCAGCCAAATCCTAATGCACCTCCTGCATCCCCACTAGATACATTTAAGGACGTATGGCAAACTCCTACTAACTCGCAAACAGAGCCAAATACCTCGATGTTTGGCGCTGTTGACCAACAGAAAATGATGGAAGCTGCGAGTAAGGTAGATTTTGCAAAAGCTGTAACTCCTGAACAACTGCAAGCAATTGGTGCTGGTGGTGAAGGAGCAGTAGCAGCATTTGCACAAGCTATGAACAAAGTCGCACAAACTGTTTACGCTCAGTCTGCGTTTGCTACTACCAAAATTGTAGATCAAGCACTTGCTAAGCAACAGGAAAATTTCGACGCACGTCTCCCCTCAATGGTTAAGAAATTCTCTGTAAACGAGAATCTTCAAACCGACAATCCCCTCCTTTCCAATCCTGCATTAACTCCGTTAGTTTCTGCTCTTAGTGACCAGTTGGTTCGTAAGAATCCAAATGCAACTAGCGCTGAAATTCAACAGCAAGTTAATGACTATTTTGCAGCTCTCGGTACTACCTTTGCACCGAAGCCTGTCGAAACTCCTGCATCTCGTGCAGCAGCTAAGGCAGCAAAACAAGAAGATTGGTCTGCGTTTCTTGGTATGCCTGGTCAATAACTTTCTTTCACTTTCCTTTTTATATAGGAGTTTTTAATGTCTGCTCAACGTCCCATTGTGCAAGATAACGGCGGCCTGCAACGTAATGCACGTGCTGGCGACAATATCTTGTCAACTCGTAAACTTACTACAGTAGCTGCTGATGCTAACGCAGTTCTGGATGTAGCAACTATCGCTGGTGGTTTGGTGCAATATACTGGCTTTACTGCTGGTCGTACTTTGACTACTGATACTGCTGCTAACATCTTGGCTGCTAACCCATGGATGGATATTGGTGATTCTTTTGAAGTTGCTGTTTCTATCTCTACAGCTTTCGCAGGTACTTTGGTTGCTGGTACTGGCGTGACTTTGGCTGGTAAAGCTACTGTTGCTGCTTCTGGTTTGGCAACTCTCTTGGTTACTAAAACCTCTGCTACAGCTGTCACTGTTACAGTTCTGTAATTCTTTCAAACTTTCCTAAGGAACTAAAATGTCTGTTGGTATTTTTAATACGGGTGCTCTTACCCAAGATCTGGCAAAGAAAAGTTTTGCTGCCATGATCACACGACTCATGCCCAATGGTACTGCTCCATTGTTTGGTATGACTTCTATGTTGGCTAGCGATACTGCTGTGCAAACTGAACATGGTTTCTTCACAAAGACTATGTTGTTCCCACAGTTGACTATCGGTGCTTCTGGTCAAACTTCCAGTGATACAACTTTCACAGTTACCTCAACTTCTAACGTGCTTCCTGGCATGTTGATGCGTGTTGATACCACTGGTGAAAACATCTTGGTTAACAGTGTTATCTCTGGTACTCAAGTGCAAGTTCAACGTGGTGTTGGTACTGTTGCTGCTGCAACTATCGCTGCTGCTGTTAACTTGTATCAAGTTGGTAACGCTTTCGAAGAATCTTCGTTGCGTCCTCAGTCTCTGATTATCAACCCAGTTCGTATTACTAACCTGACTCAGATTTTCCGTAACACTTGGGCAATCTCTGATACAGTTCGTACTACCATGATGATTGCTGGCGAAACTAACGTCGCTGAATCTCGTCAAGACTGTGCTGCTTTCCACGCTGCTGATATCGAAAAGGCTATCTTCTTCGGTCAAAAGTCTCAAGGTACTCGTAACGGTCAACCTTTCCGCACCATGGATGGTTTGATCAACATCGTTGGTAACTTGTCTTACTATCCTTCGTACTTCAGTGCAGTTAACGTGAACACCGCTGGTTCTACAACTAACTACACTCAATTGGAAGGTTTCTTGGATCCAGTGTTTAACCAAGCTACTGATCCTAAAGTTGCTAATGAACGTGTGTTGTTTGTTGGTGGTACTGCCAAACGTGTTATCAATAACATTGGTCGCTTGAATGGTACTTACTACATTGTTGATGGTCAAACTTCTTATGGTTTGCAATTCAGTACCTTCAAGACAGCTCGCGGTACTTTCCGCATGATCGAACATCCATTGTTCAACAGCAACACTAGCTGGAGCAAGATGGCAGTTGCAGTGGACTTGTCTACTTTCCGTCTGGCTTACTTGGGTGATCGTAAGACTCAGAACAAAGAGTTTAACATGCCAGAAGCTGGTGACATGGATGTGTCTGATAACGGTATTGATGCAGTTGGTGGTACTCTGACAACTGAATTGACAACTGTTATCAAGAACCCTCCTGCTAACAGCATCATCTACAACATGACCGCAGCTGCTGCAGGTTAATTCTAGAATCTCCTCCTAGGGTCGGCAGTTTCTAGTAGCTTCTGCCGAAAATAAAAAGTTACCTTTATCAACCCTTCTAGGAAAACAATCATGTCTGATACTCCCGAAACCGAAGTAGTTGCCACAATCTTCAAAGCAACTCTTCCCTCTATTAACTATGTATTCAAGAATGGCAAACCTGCTATTTTTGTTTCTGGTAAATTCATTACTGCTGTGCCTGCAGAAGTTGAAGAATTGAAAGCTGAAGTAGAAGCTGGCCATCCTCATATCTATATTGATAAGAAGGAAGCCGAGATCGCAGCTTCAGCTATTGATCCAATGGCAGGTTTGCGCGCTCAAATCGAAGCTGAGATTATGGCTAAGATGGCAGCAGCAACTAACCCAGAGAATGATATGGGTAGTACTGAAGAAGAGAAACTTAAACCAGCTTCTTCTACTGACATTGCACAAGCAGCTGTTGGTGGTTCCGGTACAGGTTTGGCAGCTCGCTTGATGAGCTTGAACGCTAATAAGCAATAAGATAGTTTTAATTTTTCACCCTGAAAGTAGCAGATGACATTAGCTGAATTGATTCAAGAAGTTTACACAATCACTGGTCGCCCTGACCGAGTGTCTGAAACTTTGTCGGCTATTAAATCTGCTACTCTCAAGGCTCACCAGTCAGATTATTATTACAAAGATCTGTTTGAAACTGGTGTGCAATTCGATACTTCTGACTATCTACAACAACTTGATTATCGCGCATTGATTCCTCTTTGGCGCGCAGTAAAGTATTTGCGTAAGTATGATCTGTCAACAACTCCATATACTCCAGGAAAATTTCTGAATCTAATTCTTCCTGAATTGGTTCTGGATCGTTACACAGTAGAGAAAACAAATATCTACTATGTGGCTGGATCTTATCTCAACCTGCGTAGTGATACTCAAGAGCAGTATTATCTCCTAGGTTGTTATCTGAATCCTGATATCACAACTACTGGATATAATTCTTGGATTGCTAAAGATCATCCTTATGCAATTATTTTCGATGCAGCTGCTACAGTCTTTAAAGCAATTGGTAAAGATGATGAAGCTGCTGCTTACCGAACATTGGTTCCAGAACAAATCGGTATGCTTAAGATGAGCAATATCGTTGCTAATGGTTACTAATAACTCTACGAGTTACAGACTTTTTATAGGGAAACAACATGACATCTATCTTCGGAGGGGGCGGCGTACTTAGTGCAAATAGTACACCTGCCTTCAAGTTTCAAGAACTGCCTGTCATAGATGGGCAAACTGTTTTTACTCTTACTGCATTTAGTTATACCCCAGGAACTCAAAGTCTCTGGGTTTTTCTGAATGGTCAGAAGATGGTTGTTGGTGTAGACTACAATGAAACTGCCACTAACCAATTTACTTGGACTTCGCAACTTACAGCTCTGGATACTGTAGAAGCTGTCGGTGTTGCGCTCACAAGTATTACAACTGATGTATCTACTGCTGTTGCAACTGCAAATGCTGCGGCAACCTCTGCAACTGCCAGTGCAGCTACTGCTACTACAGCTGCAACATCTGCAACTAATAGTGCAACTTCTGCAAGTACATCAGCTGGGTCTGCAGGAACTTCTGCAAGTAATGCTGCTACCAGCGCAACTGCTGCTGCATCCTCAGCAACTTCTGCTGGAACAAGTGCATCTTCAGCTTCTAGCTATGCAAGTTCTGCTTCTAATAGTGCTTCGATTGCTACTGTCCAAGCAAGTAATGCTGGCGCATCTGCAAGTTTATCTTCATCAGGTGCTGCAAATGCCTCAGCATCTGCTATGGCTGCTTCTACCAGCGCTACAACTGCCACAACTCAAGCTGGCATCGCAACTACGCAAGCAGGTAATGCTTCTACTTCTGCCACTAATGCCGCTGCCAGTGCAACTGCCGCAGCTTCTAGTGCTGCCAGTGCTGCTGCTGCTGCCGCTTCTGGTTTGTATCGTCAAGTATTAGATAAGACAGCTAACTATACTATCTTAGCTGCAGATGCTGGCACCTTATTCCGTGCTAACACAGGCTCTGGTGCTATCACATTCACTCTGCCACAAATCAGTACAGTAACTGATGGTTTCCGTGTGTCTGTCGTTAAGTGGACTTCCGATGGTAATCAGGCGATTATCAATCGTACTGGCTCGGACACAATTAATGGCGCCACATCAGTTGCTATCTCTGCTCAGTATGCTCAGGTTATCTTTGTAGCAGACTTTGAAACTAATACATGGTTTGCTAGCCAATCAGGTCTGGGCGCTACTTCTGCTAACGTAGATCCATTCACTGGTAATGGTACAACTGGCCCATTCACACTCTCAGTAGATCCAGGAAATAAAAATAATACTGACGTGTTCTTTGGTGGTGTACACCAAGATCATAGCACTTATTCTATCACTGGCACTGCTCTGACATTCACAAGTGCAACTCCTACTGGTGTGAGTATTGAAGTTAAATACTCTACTCCATTACCTATTGGTGTTCCTAGTGATAATACAGTTACTCCAGCTAAAATTTCCCCTACAGGTAATTTCGTATTCCCAGATATTTCCTATACTGCCACACTAACCGGTGGTACAGGTATTATCAATATCGGAGCTGGTCAGTTTTATAAAGATGCTTCTGGTAACGTAGGTTTTGGTACGACAGCAACTACATCAGCAAAAACAACAGTTTATACAGGAAACACAGGGACAACAGTTAGATCTACACCTGGATTGCTTATTCAATCAAATGGAACAAACACCGACACAAACCTAAGGTTTTCCGATTCTGCTTCTTATGCAAGTGAAATTGGTCAGCAAAACGGCGGAATGTATATTGCAACTTCTGGATTAGAGCGTTTGCGTGTCGATCCTAGTGGTAATCTCCAAGTTGGTGTGAGTGCAGTAGTAACAACCCACTATATTCGAAAAAGTAATTCTACTGGTGCTACATTAACAGTAGAGAATACTTCTAATACTGCAGGTTCACGATGTCTTGAGTTAGGTATGTCCACCAATGCAGATACAACTGGAACATTTGTTCGCTGCGGTGATTTCGGTGCATATCGATTTCAAGTACTTGGTAATGGTAATGTACAAAACGTAAATAACAGTTATGGCTCAATTTCAGATATAAAGTTTAAAGAAAACATTACTGATGCGTCACCTAAGTTAGCAAAACTTAACAATGTACGTATCGTTAACTACAATCTTATTGGCGATACTACAAAGCAGATCGGTGTAATTGCACAAGAGCTTGAGCAAGTATTTCCTTCGATGATCGAGGAAATGCCTGACACAGATGATGAAGGTGTGTATCTTGGAACTACAACAAAGTCTGTCAAGTACAGTGTGTTTGTTCCAATACTCATCAAAGCAATCCAAGAACAACAAGCCATCATCGAACAGCTCCGTGCTGACGTGGTAAGTTTAAAAGAAAAGATAGGAGTTTAATCTATGTCACAGACATTAATTCCTCAAGCACTGCTTGGACCTAACGTAGCTGGTAATGGCCCTGCGTTTAGTGCTTATCAAGGTTCTGCTCAAACTTTGTCAAGTAATACATGGACAAAAATTCAATTTACAACTGAAGAGTTTGATACAAATTCAAACTTTGATAATGCAACAAATTACCGTTTCACGCCTACAGTAGCGGGGTATTATCAAGTTAATGCCACAATTACAGCCGGTGCAACATACACGACGGGCCAACTTGCTGTGTATAAAAATGGCACCTCATTCAAGCTAGGAGCAGGAAATCAAGGTGCGGGTATTGGCGTATCAAACATCTGGGCAGTGAACGCACTTGTTTATTTAAATGGCAGTACGGACTACATAGAGCTCTATGGAAACTTAGTATTTGGTCAGGCACTAAATCCAAACAATAACGCGACATATTTCCAAGCATCAATGGTAAGGGCAGCATAATGACACTCTACGAAAAGATCAAAGCACTCTATCCTGAACTGCAAGACGCAGACTTCATGGACACCATCCACTTGCAAAATGATAGTGATGGTAGAGGTGATTATATCGCTGCTTGGAATCATCCTACCCTGCCACAACCAACTCCTGAGCAACTAGCTTCCATAAACTAAGAAAGCACTTTCTACATGTCAACTGATCACACAACTGAGACAGCAGTTGCGGCAGCCACAAAGTTAGTTCCTCCAGCAACTGTTTCGATAGCGACAGTTGCAGGGATACAAGTATCTGAACTAGTTCTCTGGTCTACACTTATTTATACTATAATTATGATTGGCCAAAAGCTGTATCATATTTATAAAGAAGTAAAGTATCCAGAGTGTCCAGCACATAACGGAGATTCTCATGGGAACTAAACCACGCGCCAGTACCCTACCTTCTTATAAATTTGTATTTCTTTCCGAAATTGCTTCTAAGGGTCTTACAGCAACTTCTGCAGGTAACGTAACTGATCGAGATTCTTGGTCAGTAGTTCCTACAGGACTTGCTCCTTATAATCCCGCACCTGTCACTGCAGTTGCACCAATCGCTGCCAACATTGTAGGTCA